CCATCCTGTATTTGCCGTTCGTTATGCGTCCCAGCGCTAACGTCCTATCGTTCTGGAGCGGAGCCTCAATGCTCGCGGTTGCTTTGTCGATCGCGGGCGCACGCCGCAGAACCCCCCCCCAGCCTGTTGACGCAGACCAAGGTCGGGATCCTCGCACCGGGGCCATTCGTGGTCTCGGGAGCACCGAAGATACCCGGCCGCCCCAAGCGTCACCCCCCCCGACCTCTCACGGCGTCATCAACCGCCGTCAAGTCTTCCCACCGGATTTTTGGGCGCGCAGCAAAATATATAGGGAATATCTCCTTACTGCGTGCACCATGTACTGGATGATGAACCCGAAGGTCATCATCGCAGGTCTGGACCGCCTCTTCATCTACGTCAACGCCAACCATCGTATACTGCCAGATTTTGTTGACCTGTTTGAATTGAAGGCATATGAGAAGGTACCCCTCTCCGACCCGTTCTCCAATTTTGGGAGAGTCTACGGGCCGCGGGCTCCCATGTCTTTCTGGATGCTAGGCATTCTCATCTCGTCCATCCGGCACTTCCCCGCAGCTCTCGAAGGGCTGCCATTTTTCTCGAGCCAGAATCCCCACTGGTTTTCGCCGGGTTGGGCTGTGCAGTGTGTTACACTCATTGCTTGCTCCAACCTGGCCCGCTACGAAAGTAGGGTACCCCTTGTAAATCGTGCTCTCGAGTACGTTATGGGCAGTTACCAGCTCCCTCTAGCGGGCCTTACGGTCTTTGACATGATTTTGTTTACATGTTTTATAACTTTTCCCGCGACAGTGCATTACGCACAGATTGTCACCATTTTCAAAGACAAGTGTGATCTTCCGAAGTTTTATAGGCTTCCGAACCCCCGTACCGCGCAAGGCTTCCTCTACTCACTCACGCAAAAATTTGTAGAACGCGTGAAAGGTGACGCCTTGTCAACGTTATACCCAGACGGGAACAGATACCACACTGTTACGAACAACAGGAAACTCCTTGGTGTACTTAAAACGTCATTATTTTCGACGTTATCGCAAGTTGCGCCCCCTACGTCGGTGAGAGATACCACCAATGCTCATGAAGTTGAAGCAATCATCCGACGCCAAATCCGGGGCGCACTGCAACAGACCCACAAACTCGTCAAGGCATCAGGCCATTGCACGTTAAACCCACAGGTGTACGAATTTCAGGGTTCAGCATCACAGTCCGAGGGAACCGCTCCCGTTTGTCGACTTGATGCTACAGCCGCTGACCAACAAACGTACCCCCTGTTGCGGGTAGACACTTTGTCAGAACATGACTCCTTTTGTCTATACGACGTGTCTGGTGCTGCCGGGTATGAAGTCACGCGCGATCTAGTCATTGCCTCCCCAGCCCGCCTCATCACTATCGTAGGCGAGAGCCACAACTTTCTCGACACACCGAGCAGGGGGGACTGGAACGATCGTTCGAAAAGGTCTGTCATCAAGGAACTTTCCTCAGACGGGAAACATATCAAAGTCACTGTGCCACAACTCGGCGAAGTTGTCACTCCATATACTGATGCCCTCACAAATCTCGGGATGACTGAACGGTTGTGCGTTCATACCAACATCCCCGTGACATCATATGAAACATACCGACAAGAATGCAGGGAACTTCTAGAAGAATTCGGGAACACTTTCGACCCGACCTATATGTTGCATTATGCCGCCTTATATTTGAGGTGGTGCACACCCCGACAAGCTTTCCCAGTGTTTGACGCGCTGTGGAACCGCTCCCCCAACCACCCACACTACACAGGCACGCTACCGTGTGCCAAGGTCTTCTCTGTCATCAACACGATTGCGGGAGGCAAGTCCGTCACTGTCCTCATGGAGGATTACACAGTCATCGGACCCAAAGCCACCGCTGTCATCAATGATGATTCAGTGCCCAACTTCCGTCCAATGGAAATCCCACACGTCGATCTTGATCCGCTCCGTCGGGTCTTCTACCAGAGACTCATCACAAGAGTGGGTCCATCGTTGTGTCTCCATGTGCACGGTATTGTTGGCGGTCAAACCCTTGGCATTTTGAGCCGTACCACTGTCACAAATGACGTTCTCGCAACCCTCCTCCAGAAGGGCGCCACCAACAACTGGCAACTCCGTCCAATGGTCACGGCTTTCACATCGTCTGCTGACCAACCGGGGTTGCTGTCTGGTGCTCTTGCCGATCCAACAATGCTCAAGGCCCAATACGAAACGGTCTGTGAGTTCTTCCAGTACTTCCAGAAAAGAGGTATTGCGATACCATCGGCCATCACTGATGACCTGGAAATGCTCAACGTCCCTGTCGCACCAACAGTCTCAAACCATCCCGGAAGCGCCGGCATCTCGAAAGAGATGTTGGTTCTCCTCAACCTTGGTTTGCGGATAACATCTTGCCCATTGAATTGGTCTGATGTGTCGCGATCAGTTGATGAACGTCTGATCAAGCCAGCGCCTCTCACTAGTGATATTGTCCACCAATTTGTGGACACAGGAGTGTGGAAAACATACAAACAACTGTCGGCCGCCAGGGCGTCATCCCTGGTGCGCAATGCACCACTCAATATATCTCTCCCCCACCCTACGAAACCCATTGAGGAGAGCTGTGTCCATGACCTTTTGACAAATGGTTATACATATACCACCAACAGAGTTCCTACAAGCACTTTCGAGGAGCTACTCGAACAAGCGAAGCGCAAAAACGATTCCACAGCCGTTACCAAGCTCATGGCGACCATGCAAGACGACATGCCACACGCAACCGTTTTCACGATGAACAACAACCCTGTTCGCGTGGACCCGAACACTGGCTTGCTCTGCAAGGGCCAATTCCGAGCTCAAGGAATGATCAAAGGAGAATGCCCAGGGAAACTGGCTAACTCCGTCTGTCGCATCGTCATCAACTTCAAATGTCAAGGGTTGACAGTAACAAAAGAAGTTGGGCTCACAGGAAAACACTTGCTTATGTCGGAAAATTCCGGCACGGTCATCGGGCACACACCCGGCGAAGAGTCAGAAATGATCTCTCAACTCGCCGCTGGTTTCCCCGTCGATCGAAGAATCGCGAGCAGCAAAACCAGCTTGTGTCCCTTCCTGTACACGCCTGCCCATCCGGCTTTGACAACATCGCCGAATTCCCTCAAGTTACTAACACTCCTTGGCTTTGAAAACCCCGCTCAATGTTACACCCAAGCAACAGCCGAAGTCCTACTCCAGGACCACATCTTCGAGAACCCCGATTTCTCAGACGCGCTGTTGACCATGTCGTCTTCTTTGCTGTCTAGCGCTGATTTCAGTGCTTTTGACGCTTCGCAAAACGGCCTCGTCACGGGTGTGATTTTCCGAGAACTCTACAGCCAAATTTTTCAGATCAACGCAGCCAACCGCCAATCGATTATGGAAGAGCTCATGGCTGGAGCCCGTGTGGCCGTCGATGCTTATGACAGCATGGAAGGCTCCAAGCACGGGAGTTTTTGTCCCAGGATCCTGACCCCAGATGGTCGCTCCAACGGAAATCTGTCTGGCAACGGACGGACAACCTTCAAGAACAACATCGTTAATTCGATCGTTAGTTACAGAGCAATCCATCTGTTCCTGATTGACCTTCGTTTGAAGCTCATCAGCACTGCCAGGAAACAAAGCATTCGGGCTGTCTGCCCGCCGCTGGCCCTTTTCGACAGCGGTGAGACAAGCAAGAAACAGATTGACGACGCCTTAATCGGCTGCTGTCCACTTCTATTCCCACACATGTTTCTCGTCTCCGGCGACGACAACGTGACGTGCTGTCCCATGACGTACGTTCACATCGCCGCTGAAGAGATTTCCATGAAAGTGGGCTTGGAATGCCCCCTGTTTCGAGACTCAACCAACCCGTACTGCCAGGAGATAAACTTTCTCGCAAAGAAGCACCACTTCGTTTACGAACCAACGTCAAATACGCTGGAAAAAGTGTGTTCGTACCCAATCGTACTTCGGGCTATGCGCAAGATGGTCACATCAGCACCACACCGCTATCCCCGAAACCACATTGGAGCCGCCTACCTTGGCGCAGCTCTCGGACGGTTTGTTCAGGCAAGCCAGCCAGGAGGTCCCGGTCCAGTCCCGGTCCTCTTTGAGCTCACCATGGCCATGGCCTCCTTAGGACTCTCACTCCTCACATGGTCTCAACCGAACAAACAATCAGCAGATTCGTCCGCTGAAGTTCGAGCCATCATGGCGAAGCTCGTCCAAGACAACCCAGGCGCCGTATCGGTTTACGCTGATCGGGGTATTTCCGACGTTGACAGGTTGGGATACCTCGGCCGGCTCATCGAGACGGTCTCTGTCAACGCTGGGTGTGTCACAGACGAATTCAACAACATCCCTCTCGTCGGTCAACGGTTCTACTACGTTGAATCCGGTGAAACATCGGCCAGGAACCTCCCAATTTCTTTCGGAGACGGATCGTCCATGGACTTTCTCGTCGCTCACGACTTGATGATGGAGGGCTTTGACCAAGAACAATTGTTCCGTTTCACTGAAAGCGTGAGGGCTGCCACCTACGCCGTTGCAGACGGCGTTGGACACATTCCCCCAAGTGTGATCTTCCACCTCCTGGAGAACTGCCCGGAGTGCACGTCAGAAATGTCTGACCTGTTGGAAGTCGCAAAAAGGAATGACTTCTCCATGTTCCACAGCGAACCGGTCATCCCTGGCCACCACGCCAAACGGCTCACGGTTGAGATCGTACGCCCCGACACCCCCTCTTCCACGCCATCTGCTCCGGCATCCACAATTCCCGACACAGATTCGACCGAAGTCGATCGCAAAGTCGGCCGCAAGCAGAACAAGCGAGGAGAGTGGGTTAACGAGGGCAAGACTGAGA